ACAGAATCTGTGGCAGTAGCGGTATCCGAGGATGCCCGATCATAAACAGAACATCCCCAGCCGGCTTGACCCCATGTGCCAGAAGACCAGCCGCCCTCTGGCATGATTACTCCGCCGCTTCAATCTGGTCTTCAGTAAACCAGCGCTGATGCGTAGCCTCACCATCAGACCACTCCACCAGATACTCAACGTTGCCGTCATCATCCATGCGCATCTTTACAATCGGACCCTGTGGAACCGTTACCCTTGCGCGGACTACATCATTCTTCTTGAAGGCCATGATCTACCCCTTAAGCTGCCATGTTGAATGTGTAGGTGACGTTCAGCACGTCGCCGCTAACCACAGAACGGTCGCCCGGCGCTTGGAAGTCAGAAGCACACAGCAACGTGCCTGACGTACCAGAAGCCACGTTCGCCAAGAAAGCGCCTGCAACCGTTGTCGTACCATTCATCGTGAACTGCACCGCCGTACCGTTAGTCGATACCGCTGGGTTAGCAGTCGTTGCCGCACCAAACGTGATTGCCTTGCGGTTGCCAGCATAATTTGTATCTTCTGTCCAACCACCCGCGCCCGTAGCTCCGTGCGATGCCAACGTATCTGTAGCGCTGATTGTCGTGTTAGCTGCTGGGCCAGTGATCAAGCCCACATACCAAGCCGCGGTGTAGCCAGATCCAGTCAAAACTGTGTCGTTGATAAACTTGAGGCCGACGTTCACCACCAAGTTATGGCAGCTGTCCTGCCACTTTAGGTTGCCGTCTTTGTCGTAGCACTCAAAATAAAAAACGCCGCCAGCATGTGCAGTCTCGGCAGCGGATCCTGTGCGAGTTATCGTCGTGGCAACAACATCGCTGGCTTTAGCTTTTTCTACTTGCATGATCGTTCCTCAAGTTATACGGATAATCGCCGCCGTTGCCGTATCGGGCGGTACTTCAATGGTAAATTTTGTCGAGGTCTGCTTGTCAGATCCAAAGTCCAAAACCGCTATCGACTTATTGCCGACACTCTCGTTATAGATCAAAGCGCCCCGCGCCGTGAATGACGCCGGATCCCACACCACATTATCAAAGCTGACATAAGCAATCAGCCCTGACGTAGACACCGACACCCCCGACAGCGCTTCACCGCCTGCCGTATAGCCTGTACCAGTGATCTCGTTCGTCGTGGTGTATTCCGTCGTGTTCTCGTCCAGCGTAGCAAGCGCCGTATACAGCGCAATCTTCAACGTGTTCGATTCGAGATTATGCTCACCCAGCAGAATCTCTTTCTTAAAGCTTGTGGTCAATCCTTGACGGAGCGCCATTACGTCACCTTAACCCTAAGCTGGCCAGAACGATAAGCATCCTGACGCTCAAGCCCATCGCCCAGACGTTTCAGCTGACCCATAGCCTCGTTGTACTTGGCGTCCACGTTCTGAATAATATCGACCTCGCCCTTCATAAACAGATACGCCTCACGCAGCGAACCGTACAAAAGGATCGGATCGAAGTTATCGCCCAGCCAAGTTGTCTGCGCAGTCACGATCGACTCTGGGTAATAGTAGTAGTGCATCTCAACGTTGTACGCCTGATTGGGCGTGGGACCCAGAATGAACGTCAGCTCATTCGTAATCGTATCGCTCACCACCGTCGGGCCAAAGATCGCGTAGTACAGCGGCAGCCCAAGATCTGTCGGCGTGGGATACGCCTCACGGATAAAGTTCACATCCTTATCCAACAGATAGTGGTACTGACCCTCTTGATCCTCGACCGCCATTGAATACACTGCCAGAAAGTCTGATGGGGCAGATAGATACTTATTCTCCGCTGTCAGCAGGCCGGTAACGTTCCGGCGCAGCGCAGGGATTTGCACAGAGTTGTATACCCGCGTCTCCGTCTGACGGATAAACGTGTCTATGTACGTCTCAAAATCTGAGTCGTAATTCTCGGTATACGCCTGAATAGCGGCTTTTAACTCTGTGTAAGTCATGTCAGCCCATCTTCCCGCTGATCTTGCGGCCCTTAGTAGCAGCGCCGTAACCACGCATCTCACCAACACCGTATGGGTTGATTGGTTTGTAGTTACCCTTACTAATCCCACCAACCGACACATTCATTTCGTTCATCACGCTCGTGCCAGTCGCGTACTTGCTGTACGTATCAATGCTGGTCTTGCCGCCTTCCATCGTGTGCGGCTGGGCATACGTCGAAGCAGGGCCAACTTCTTTCCCCTGCTTTTTCATCGAGAACTTAGCCATTATTTGCCCCTTGAATTGCCACGCTGATTCATAGCACGCGCCACGTTGCGCCCGTATTTTTTCATGGCTTCGCCTGTAACGCCACCTTTTGCCATGTTGTGCATACGCTTCTCGTGGGTTTTAACCGCCTTGGAAGCGATAGACTTCATCTTGCTAGTATCCATTCTGAACTCCTACGTTGTTAATACGGTTACGCTATTTACTACCCCCGGCACCGCCAAATTGTTCGGCGTCAGTCCAGCATCGTTAGCCCTAGATCCGCCTACCGGATACCAACCCCACTGAATAATCCTGCTACCGCCGCCTGGATACCCTGTTTCATCTTCTTCAGGGCCAGTATTAAACTTAGTCTGTATGCCTGTGTATCCAGACTGAATGTAACTGACATCTGGCCGAGGCTCCCGTACAGCTTGAGGATCATTGACCGGGTACATACCAAGGCTTAACTGCGGCTGGTCAGGTTCCCAGCAGCTCTGACACACCTTAATCTTGACGTTCTTCGTCTTGATTGTCAGAGTTTTAAGCTCTTTCAGCAAGTATCTAAAGCCGCAGCGGTCACATTCCGCAATCGACTTTTTACCGGATGCGTACTTACTTGGCATACATCACCTGTAAGTAATCATCCGTGGCACCAAACGATCCGGCGCCTTCTCACGATCCTCACCCGCAGCCAACTCCCAAGCCTCGTCATACTGCTGTTTCAACATTGATACACGCTGCAACGCATCCGGCAGCTTGACTGACAGCATGTATGCCAGCCCTGCCACCAGCGCATTCTGGAAGCGAAATGGAATATCTTCCACGTTCGCACCGTTGCCAGCGTCATACATCCTGCGCAGCCGCCAGTACACAAAGTAGTAGTACGGAGATTCTGCTGTTCCCTGATCCGGCGAAGGCCAAACGTTAATCTGAGGATACAGAATCTCACCGTCCGTAGTCTGCCCAGACCGGCGGTTCACCCACACCTGAATCGGGCGCCCCTGCGTCAGCTTGTTTGGGATAGTGGAGTAAGTGGATATCGAGATCCGGTTAATGTTGATATCAGTCTGGTTGGCAATAGAGCTAGGGAAAGTACGAATAACGTGCTCAAGAAGATCAACGGTATCGACAGGTAGATCATAGGTAGTTGTCCCTTGTACCAGCGTGATTTGACCCTGCTCAATCGTCCACAGATTGATGCCACGGTTTGCCCACTCCGTCAGCATGAAATTCAAGCTGCGGCGAGCAGTACGGAAATCATAGCCACTACGCAGCTCAAGCCCGCAACGCTCAAAGGCTTCTTCGCAAAGTTCCACTAAAGTTGGATTAAATGATGTTGTAGTTGTAGTTTCCGCCATCATTGCACCTTTAACGCTCGTCTTGCAGCAAATGCAGCCCTTAAAGAAATAGCGCGTTTTGCTATTTCTTCGGGAGATTGTTTTCTTCCTCTAGTAGCAGCGTGAGCCTTTGCAAGAACTTCCGCAGACATTCCTCGTTTTTTTGCAGAAATACTTATATTCTTTTTATGCTCGCCAGTAAACACTCTACCTTTGTGAGCAATTCTTAACTTTTGCTTTGCCTCTTCAGACAATGGCTTGCCTTTTTTTGCTTTGTTCCTAGCCTCTTGGCAAGCTAATGATACACCCCGTTTTTTAGCCGCCTCAGATATCCTTGCCCTAGTTTCTTCACACGGTTCCTTGCCACCCTCGCCACCAGCCGTAAAGTTTGTAAGCTTTACGCCCATACGTTTTAGGCACTTAATTATTCCTACTTCCAAATCATAAGCAATTTCGTGTGAAGAACATTCCATGCTGCCAATTAAAATGTTTTTTCGCCCGTATTTTTTTACTGTTGCCTGATGATGCGGGTTGCGTTCCGATAAGTTTTTGACGCGACGAAGTGCGCCCTTGCCTACATAAAATAACGTCCCATCAGGCTTGCAATGGATATAGGCGTATCTCAACATTATCTAAACCTCGAGGTCTTCTGGGCTATGCGTTTTGGTTGCGCGACGAACTGCTTGCCAGCTTTCTTCCCTGCCCGTTTTGCCTTCGTCGTGGCAGCATACTCGGCAGGCGTCAATGACTTGATCGCGCTTGTCGGTAAGTATCGCTCGCCCGTCTTTGAGGACGGCTTCCCGCTCTTGGTACGCCACTTCTGGTCACCCCAGTTCTTAAGAGACTGCTGCGGAGCTTTCACTTATAACCTCCGCCCTTCGCCTTGTACTTCTTAGCTAACAGCTGGGCTTTTCTGCCGCTCCACTGGCCTGCCGCCGTACCCTGAGTAGCTGAGTTCTTGATCTGATTGAACAAGGACTTTCGCATCCCAGGCTTGGTGTAGTTGCCAGCTTCATTCACGCGAGACTTAACCTTGCCGCCGTCTTTATAGACCGTCACCGGTTCGTTTCCGTCCCGTTTCTTGATCTTCCTAATGACTGCTGGGCGTACTGCGCCCATCCCGCGTGATGGCATCATATCTAGCCTCTATCAGCAATACTTCTTCGTCTTGCCGCCGCCTGCCATTTTGACTTGCTTTGCTTTAGTTTTGCCTTTACGAGCAACGCCATCAGCAGCTTTGTGACCAGCAGCTAGACCACCGCTCGCCATCTTTTTAACGCTGCCGCCTTTTTTCATGGCAGGTTTATTAAGAGCTTGCTTTATTGGGCCGATACCGGGTGGCGGCACATTCCCAGTTCCTATGTCACGAGGGCGAGGAGTTATGGTAGGGCGAGGACCCATTCCAGTTCCTATGTCACGAGGTTTGGGGGTAGGACGAGGACGACCGCCTGGACTCATTGGGCCTGTATAACCGGGTGCATATCTAGTCATTTTAATCTCCTTTAACAATACTTCTTAGTTTTACCGCCAGAAGCCATCTTCTTAACGCTACCGCCTTTTTTCATCATGCCGGCAGGCTTATTAAGAACCTGTTTGATTGGAGTGCGTGGCCTAGGCATCGGGCCAGGATTGCGAGGGCCGCCATCATTTGGGCCGGTGCCGCGAGGTTTAGGTAGAGGTCTTGACACAGGATTAGGCGGCCTTGGGGTTGGTGGCCTTGATACTGGTCTTGGCATAGGTCCTGGCAATCCAGGCCCTATGCGAGGCTGGGAAGGCGGAGGAAGTTGACCTGATTTGCTTCCTGCCATTAATGATTCTTTTACTCCAGAAGGAGGCCCATAAGGAACAGCACTGCCGCCCATACCCATCTTCTTGACCTTGCCGCCCTTCTTCATACCGGCCTCAGCCATCTCATGTTTCAGCATGGACTTAGGAGCGCCCTTCTTTTTCATGAACGACACTTCCTTCTTCATCATTGCTTTTGACTCTTTCATCTCGCCACCTTTTGCTTTCTTGGATATACCAGCTTCGGATAAGCCAATTGCAATGGCCTGCTTAGGGTTTGTTACCTTCTGACCGGACGAAGACTTCAGCTCGCCCTTCTTGAACTCGCGCATGACGCGGCCAACCTTAGCCTGCGGTTTCACACCATTCTCCCGCGTGTCTTGCCCTTAGTAGCGCAACCGTCCGCCCGTTTAGATGCAGACGATACCTTGCCACCCTTCTTCATCTGAGTAGGCTGACCACCTGCTACGCCAGGCTGAATGTTGAACGTCTGATTAACACCAGACTCAGGCTGTGTCGTAGACGCTACCGGCTGGTTGCCATAGAAAGGATAAGTGGGCTGCTGGGCAGCTATCTCACCACCGTCTGCATATCGCTTTTTCATACCATTCTTCCTTTGGTTTTACCCCGAACGGCGCAGCCATCAGCGCGTTTGGAAGCAGATCCAACACTGCCGCCAGCAGCTTTCTTTACCGGCTTTGATGTTGGCAAAGGCTTCGCACCCTTAACAGATCCCATATCAGGATCAACAGGTGGCGTACCCACATCTTCTGTATAAATTTCTGCTTCGCCAGTATCCCCTTTAGGGCGGCGAGAATCTTGTTTGGCCATTACAGTACCCTCCGTTGCGACTCAATCAACTGATCTATCTTTGTCTCAAGTCGGTTGAATCTTTGATCAATATGGTCAGTGATACGGTCTACTTCTGCCTTGGTCACGTTATCCCGCGCAATCTCCTCACGAGTTCTGTTCAAAAGAATCGTGATACGCGCTAGCTCTGAGAACTTCTCATGCGCAATGTAAGCAAAAAGACCGGTGAACAGCGTCAGGCCGCCAGTCCAAACATATGTCATTTCCATGCTCAACACTTCCATTTTTCCAAATAATTAAGTAATTGTTTGGCTCGCTCGGAACTGTCATTTACGTTTCCAGCCGCTAAATTACATTTCCCACAAAGCAAATCACGTACTTCGCCAGTATTGTGATTGTGGTCTACGCAAGGACGATCTGCTTTATATCCATCAATTTGAAATTGAATTCCACAACAAGCACATTTGCCACCTTGCGCTAACAGCTTTTCTGCAAATTGCGCAGCCGTTATACCGTATTTTGCTGGTAAATTATATTTACGCACGTCAATACGCATACACACCCGACACGCATAACTTAACCCTGATTTTTGGTTTTTTGCTTTATTAAACTGTGAAGGCGGTTTGTACTCCCGACATTTGCTGCATCGGTAGTGTCCGTCCTCATTGGGGGTTTTAGCAACACGCCCCCAATCCCGTTTAACACTCAGCATTTCCACGTCCTTAAACTTTTATTAACCCGGCTATTCGGATCGTTCGCGGTCTTTGAAGAAGTCAGCTTTTTCTTTAAACCTGACATCCTGGCGCAGAACGACTTTTTCCTTGAGCCGCCTTCCGGCTGGGGAGGTTTCAAGTTCATGCCTTGCGCTTTCGCGGAGGCACGTCCCTTGGCGTTCAATCCACCTTTGGGATTCTTCCCCTCTTTCCTCTGCCATGCTGCTGTCTTAGCCATAGAACACCGTTGCAGTTACCGATGCGCCACAACCCACAAAAATACCGTTAGGGCAGTAGATGCCTTCGCCGGGGATTAGTACAGGTAGGCCAATCGTATTAAAAGTATCGATCTCTAAAGCAATACTGCTATACATCGTGACATTACCGCTTGTGGTTGTGGTTGGCGTATCTGTACAAGTAAATGTATCGTCACCCGTCTTTGTGATTGTGTATGCCCCATCTCTCCCTGTACCAGACGTAAAGTCCAGAAATACCCGATCCCCAGTCTCAAGGCCGTGATTTGTAATAGTCACAGTAATGGTGGTGCTTGGACTCGTACGGCTGTATGTCCCAGACTTCTGCTGCGTTGGGTCGCATACACAAGTGTTTCTTGCAGACACAGTGGCGCTTGTCACCGTAATCGACTTTAGCCGCACAGGAATCTGCGTTACCAGCAGTCCTGTATTTGCTGCACGGGCGGACTTAACGTCTGTTTGCATCATGGTGCTACCCGTAGAAAATAGTCATTGTTACAGTGGTAGACGGCAACAAGCAAAACAGACCGCCCTGCGCAAGAATGCCTTCGCCCGGAATCAGCGTGTAGAACGCCGTACCCGAAGAACAATCCAGCTCAACAAGAACCTTCGGATACATCGTCACATTGCCGCTCGTGGTCAAACTTGCCGTGGTTACAGTAAACGTGTTCGTTGTTACGTTTGATACTTCATACGAATCGTCTACTGCTGTACCACTAGTAAAATCAAGTCCAACTCGGTCGCCGTTCGACAGCCCATGATTAGCGATAGTAACGGTGCAAGTCGTTGACCCCGGAATATCGTACGTACCCGACAAAGCCCCCTGCGTATCAACTACGCATGAGTTAAACGTCGTCGAAGTTGAAGGAGATATAACTACCCCCTTCAGCCGGACGCGATCCGCGTACGCAAGCGTCGAGCTTGTTGCGTGAAATGACTTTACGTCGTATTGCATCGCCATGACAGGCTCCTCAATTAGACGTTCTGCTGACCGGTCAGCGGATCTTGTACAAAATAAATCAGATAGCCACCAATGGTGCCAGCGCCAGAAGTATTGTCAGACGATGTGACATACGCCATCGAAGTAGTCGGCGTGCCAGTCACAACTGAACCAATCGAAGTCGTACCAGCAGCAGCGCTCAAAGCAAGTGCGAGCGTGCCGGCAGTGGTGCCAGAAGTGTAGCCAGTCGTGCCAAGGTTA